TGTATAGGTTTAGAATGACAAAAAATAAATTAAGGGCTTCGGCCCTTTTTTTTGTTTACAAGATCTTAAATTTATGATAGAATATACCAAACGGAGGTAATTCATTTGGAATTCTATACATCAGTAAATCGTTACGGCAATTCTATTTTGTACCGTGGCTATACCGCTAACGGTAGCTCTATTCAAAATAAAATTAAATTTGCTCCTACGTTATACCGTGCATCTCAAAACAAGTCTGAAATCAAGTCTTTGTTTGGCCATGACTTAGTACCTGTAAGAGGTATTAATAGTATGCGCGACGCTAAAGAATATGTTGAGCAATATAAAGATGTAAATGATGTTAGTATCTTTGGCACAACAAATTATATTCATCAGTTTATTACAGAAAAATTTCCAACTAATATTGATTTTAATATTAATCATATTAATGTTGTAAACTTTGATATTGAGGTGGCTTCAGACAACGGGTTTCCAACGCCAGAAGAAGCAGCTTATCCAATTATTTCTATTGCTCTAAAATCTAGTAAGTCTTCAATCTACCAGGTCTGGGGATTAGATTCGTATGATCCAGCCAAGTGCGATATTGATTTATATGGTGATCAAATTCAATATCACCATTGCAATTCTGAAGAGGAATTGCTAGCAAAGTTTCTTGGCTATTGGACTAAAAACTATCCTGACGTAATTACTGGTTGGAACTCTCGTTTCTTTGATATTCCATATCTTGTAAACCGTATTACATTGATTGGTTCAGAAACAGCTGCAAGACGCCTTTCACCTTGGAATATGGTAAATCCACGTGATGTAAAGAAAATGCAAAGAGTCTTACCAGCATATGAAATAGTTGGAATCCAACAGGCAGATTATCTTGAATTATTTCAAAAGTTTGGTTACTCATATGGTGCTCAAGAATCTTATAAACTTGATCATATTGGTTATGTTGTTCTTGGCGATCGTAAGCTATCATATGAAGAACACGGTAATCTATATACTTTGTATAAAGAAGACCACCAAAAGTTTATTGACTATAACATTAAAGACGTCCAGCTAGTAGATCGTATTGACCAGAAAATGGGCCTTATTTCTTTGGCTTTAACTATGGCGTATAAAGGTGGCGTCAATATTAACGATACATTTGGCACTACTAATATTTGGGAATCAATTATCTATCGGCGACTATTAAGTAAGAATGTTATTTGTCCAGTCGATCAGATTAAAAAAGTTCCATACTCAGTTCTTGGCGCGGATGCTCGTGATGCAGCTGCGGGAAACCCCGGCAGCATTGCCGGTGGTTATGTAAAAGATCCACAGGTTGGCTCCCATGACTGGGTAGTATCATTTGATCTTAATTCTCTATATCCAAATATTATTGTTCAACAAAACATTTCGCCTGAAACACTTGTTAAAGATTACACTATACGTTTTCCACAAGGTGTAGATTATTATCTTTCTGAACATGATCGTACAAAGCAAGTCAGTGATACGTATGCTCTCGCCTCATCTGGCGTGCCCTATGACCGGACAAACCAAGGTATTATTCCCGAATTGATTGTTGACTACTATGCTGAACGTTCAACTATTAAACGCCAAATGCTTGATGCGCAATCTGCATATGAGAAGACAAAAGATAAATCTCTTCTTTCTAAGATTAACCAAGCTGAAAACAATCAGATGGCCATTAAAATCTTGCTTAACTCTTTATATGGCGCTCTTGCTAATAAGTACTTTAAATATTTTGATAATGCACTGGCAGAATCTGTTACACTTACTGGCCAGACTGTTATCAAGTGGGCAGAGCAATGTATGAACAAAGCCATGAACGATATTACAAAAGCAAATAAAGATTATATCGTTGCGATTGATACTGATTCTATCTATGTCAATATGGGTCCTCTTATTGAAAAGTTTAAACCAAAAGATCCTGTTAAGTTTTTAGATAAAATATGTAAAGATCATTTTGAAAAAGTTATGGCAAAATCATATGATGAGTTTTTCTTTATCATGAATGGCTATACTCCTCGTATGGAAATGGCTCGAGAAGTTATTGCTGATCGTGGCATATGGACAGCAAAGAAAAGATATATTCTAAACGTACATAACTCTGAAGGTGTACAGTTTGCCGAGCCCAAACTTAAGATGATGGGTATTGAAGCTATTAAGTCTTCTACTCCTGAAGTAGTTCGCAATAAATTTAAAGAAGTGTTTAAAGTAATCATAAATAGTTCTGAATCTGAAACTCAAGCATTTATTGCTGATTTTAAACGAGAGTTTAATAGCTTACCACCAGAAGCAGTAGCATTCCCGCGTGGTGTAACAGCTATAAACAAATGGAAAGATAGCAAACTAATATACACAAAGGGTACACCAATTCATGTTCGTGGATCTCTGCTATATAACAACCGGCTTAAACAATTAAATTTATCTAAACGTTATGAGTCAATCAAAACTGGTGAAAAGATCAAGTTTATTTACTTAAAAGTCCCGAATCCTACAAAAGAAAATGTTGTGTCATTTCCTGGGATTTTACCTAAAGAATTTGGTTTACATCAGTATGTAAACTATGATATAATGTTTGGGAAGACGTTTATTGAGCCGTTAAAGCCAATCCTTGATGCTATGGATTGGACACATGAACCGGTAGCAACCTTGGAGGAATTCTTTGCATAATGTATTCTTTGACTGTATTCACCAGTAGATTTGATAATAAAACAGATAAAAGATTTGATTTTGAAACATGGGATAAGTTTTCAAAGTTTTTCTTTAAATTGTCTGAAAGACCATTAGAAGGAAAAACTGATGCAGAACTTATATCACCAGCTGTTTATAATATTGGCACAACTAGGGCCAACAAGAACGTATTGGCTTGGTCAGGCTGGTGCGCTGTTGATGTTGATGATTGGACACCTGAAGGAGATTTGAATGATACCCTTATCGATAAGTTTGGCCTATGGGATTTCATTTGCTATAGTACTGCTTCTAGTTTGGAAAAACTACCCAAGTTCCGGCTTGTATTTAGACTTGATAGAAATATACAGCAAGATGAAATCAAGCACTTTTGGTGGGCCCTCAACACCGAACTTGACAGCATCGGAGATCGCCAAACTAAGGATCTCAGCAGAATGTATTATGTCCCTGCGAATTACAGTAGTGCTTTTAACTTTATTTTCCGGAATACTGGTATTCCTATTGATGTGGACGAGCTACTTGCTCGACATAAATACGATGATACAAGAGATTCCGGCAATTTTCTCGACCGTCTCCCAGATGAGTGGCGAAAACAAATAATTGAACATCGTAAAAGTTCATTAGAGAATACTGAGTATAGCTGGTCCGGTTATTATGATTGCCCATTTTGGCCAAAGAAACTGGCATCAGATTACACAACAATAAACAATACTGGTTGGTATCACAAAATGTATCAAATTATGATTGCTGTTGCTGGTAAAGCTGTAGAAAAAGGTTACCCTATTACATCAAAAGAAATCGAAGACCTATGTCGTGCTTTTGATAATGATCATGGTCGATGGTATGAAAATAGGGCTATTGAAAAAGAAGCAAATAATGCCCTGGAATACGTTTACAGAAATGGAGTGTTTTAATGTTACCAGATGAAATGGAAGCTGAAAAGAATCGAAAGATTATTGTGGCACAGGCCAATAGAATAGACTTACTTGAAAATAATGTGCATCAATTGCAAGAACAATTGCAATATGCTTATAAGCGAATCAATGAATTAAGCCCACCAAAGAAAAATACTCAAATTGATCGTAATTATCCTTGGGCGCCATACGATATAGGACATCGATAAAATGCAAAAATATCTTTTTGACGTAGATGGTACGCTAACGCCATCGCGCCAACGTATAGATCCTGAATTTGAATTATGGTTTAAAAAGTTTGTAACAAATATGGAAGTGTATATTGTTACTGGTTCAGACCGAGAAAAAACTATAGAACAATTAACGCCTGAGATTTATAATAATTGTCAGCGCGTATATCAATGTTCTGGTAATGACGTATGGGAGCAGGATAAACATATTCGATCTAACCATTGGGATATGCCAAATAATGTTCGCGCAGATTTAGAGATTATTTTAAAAGAATCAAAATTTTACCATAAAACTGGAACGCATTTTGATGAGCGTCCAGGCCTTGTAAATTTTTCAATTGTTGGTCGAGGATGCAATTTAGAACAACGTAGTATGTATAAACAGTGGGATGAGCATAAAAACGAACGTGCATCTATTGCAGATAAAATGTCTAAAAAATATCCAGATATTAAATTTGAAATTGCTGGAGAAACAGGCATAGATATTACACCACCTGGAGGCGATAAGTCTCAAATTTTAAAAGACTTTGACGTAGGCAACGACGAAATTTATTTCTTTGGTGACAACTGCGAACTTGGTGGTAATGATCATTCACTATATAATAAGCTATACATTTATGGCGGATTAGTTTATCATGTAAAAGATTGGAAAGAAACATGGAACATTCTAAAAGGACAGTAGGTCTTACTGCTTCTACATTTGATTTGCTACACGCTGGTCATTGCTCAATGCTTCGTGAAGCAAAAGAACATTGTGATTATTTGATTTGTGCTTTACAAGTAGACCCATCTGCAGATAGAAAAGACAAAAACTCGCCAGTTCAAACATTGGTTGAGCGTTGGATGCAATTGCAAAGCGTGAAATATGTTGATGAAATTATTCCATATCAAACTGAAGAAGATCTAAAAGATATTTTACAAATGTTTGATTTAGATTTACGTATCATTGGCCAAGAATATAAATCAATGAAGTTTACTGGGCGGGATATTTGTTCCCAGCGTAATATTGAAATTTATTATAATAAAAGAGATCACAGATTTTCTACATCTGATCTACGTAAACGAGTTTATGAAACGGAGAAAACTAAATGAAAATGTTAATCATTGGCCATGGTTTTGTAGGACAGGCTGTCGATTATGGTTTCCAACATCCAGATATTGAAAAAACTATTATTGATCCAAAATATGGAACAACAATAGATGATATTGACCAAACAAAATATAGTGTAGCTTTTATTTGTGTACCTACACCAATGGGCAGGGACGGCACTGTAGATTATTCTATAGTAAGAAATGTTCTTAGCAAATTGTCAGATAATATGATTATTATTATAAAATCAACTATTACTCCAGACTTTTTTGATTTGTATAGTAATGCAGAGTTTTTAGTTTACAATCCGGAATTTTTAACTGAGAAATCAGCAAAAGAAGATTTCGTAAATCCTCCTTTCCATATCTTAGGCGGTTCAGATTTTTCTACTAGTTATGTAAAAAAACTATATGACAATTATAGTTTGTGTAATCCTTGTCCGGTATTTAAAGTAAGCCACAAAGAAGCAAGTTTAATTAAATATGGCATCAATAATTTCTTATCTCTGAAAGTTACATTCTTCAATCAGCTATATGACTTAGCTCAAAAAGAAGGTGTAAACTTTAATAAGATTTCTCGTGCCATTGGATCTGATCCACGGATTGGTCAATCACATACTAAGGTTCCAGGATTTGATAGTAAACAAGGTTATGGCGGAGCATGTTTCCCAAAAGACACTTCAGCACTATTTAATTACGATAACGGGTTTACAATTATTGAAGAATGTATTAGAATTAATAATAATTATAGATCTCAATACGAATTAGACGAAAGAGAGAAAGAACAAAATGTCAATTATGGACAAACTGAAGAAAAACAGTAAAATCAAAACCTCTGAAGTCCTCGCTGACTCTAAGTTTTTTACAGAAGTAGATATGACACCAACTGATGTGCCTATGATAAACGTAGCACTTTCAGGTTCAGTAGACGGAGGGTTAGCTCCCGGCTTAACAGTTTTAGCTGGGCCATCAAAACATTTTAAAACATCCTTTGCTCTTCTAATGGCTGGTGCATATCTTAAAAAATATCCAGAAGCTGTAATGCTATTTTATGATTCTGAATTTGGTTCGCCACAATCATACTTCGAACAATTTGATATTGATACATCTCGTATCTTGCATACACCTATTGCTAATGTAGAAGAACTTAAATTTGATTTAATTGGCCAACTTGAAGCAATAGATAGAAATGATAAGGTAATTATTGTAATCGATTCTATCGGTAATCTAGCATCTAAGAAAGAATTAGATGACGCTATCAATGAAAAATCAGTTGCAGATATGTCACGTGCAAAAGCCTTAAAGGGTTTATTTCGCATGAGTACGCCATATCTTACAATGAAAAACATTCCTCTCATTGCTGTCAACCATACGTATATGGAGATTGGTTTATTTCCCAAGGCAGTTGTTGGTGGTGGTACTGGCATTTACTATAGTGCAGATAATATCTGGATTCTTGGTCGCCAACAAGATAAAAAAGGCACAGAGATTCAAGGCTATCATTTTGTAATTAATGTAGAGAAAAGTCGTTACGTTAAAGAAAAATCTAAGATTCCTATTACAGTGTCTTGGGATGGCGGTGTTCGCAAATATTCCGGCTTGCTCGATTGTGCTCTTGCTGGTGGATATGCTACTAAGCCTTCAAATGGTTGGTATGCTCCGGTTGATCAAGCTACTGGAGAAGTTGGAGCTAAAGTTCGTCATGACAAAACTTTAGAAAAAGAATTTTGGACGCCAATTTTTGCAAATACAGACTTTAAAACTTTCCTAAATAAACAATATAGTATTGGACACCAATCCTTGGTGGACATGGAAGATATTGTTGAGGAAGCATGACTAAATTTAAAATGATTTATCCACCGGGAGGGAGCTCTTACGGATTTCCAAAGGCTATGCCTGTGCATATTAATCTAAAAACTCCTGACTTTGATAATTTCTTAAAAAATAATGGGTATCCATCCCATAAAATATCAATTGCAAATGAATTCAGTGAAACTTGGAGTGTTGACAGTAATGAAGGAAAACATAGATTATGAGTTAATTCCTATTGAGGATGCAGAGCATTGGAACGTCAGAATCAAGACGGGCGACTTTATTGAAACAGTTATTCAATTTGGCGCCTTGAAAGTAAATGATGATATAGACAGTATGACTTTTAATTTTGATATTGTCTATACACCAGATGATACACTAAATACCGAAAATATTGGTTTACAAAACCACGCTGGTATGATATTATCATCTATATTAGAATCAGCTATAGGTCACCCTCAAGAATGAATATTAATATTGAACAAACAGTTTTACGCAATGTTCTTA